CTCCTCACCGACGGGCTGATTACGGCGTACACGACGAAGACCAACGAGAACACGGAAGCCATCAACACCGTGCAGGAGACGCTCGACGCCGTGAACGGCACGCTGACCAGCTATGTCGAGACGACCAACCAGAACACGCAGGAGATTACGACGGTCAAGCAGACGATGGACGGGTTATCCGGCACGCTGGAGACGAAGGTCAGCAAGGGCGACGTGGTGTCCGTCATCAACCAGACGGCAGGCGCGGTCAAAATCAGCGCAAGATGCATTGATTTAGACGGGTATGTGACGGCGCAAGAGTTTGAATCGTTTAAGACGGCGGCAGACCAATTCACGGCGATGCACGCGGACATTGTTTCCTTGGACACGACGAACTTGTTCGCGGATACTGCCGACCTGACGAACGCTTCCGTGCCGGGAACGCTGTCCGTCGGAACGCTCGTGCTGGGGGAATCATCCGTGAGCTGGCAGAAGCAGACCGTCGTGACGGGCATCAGCGACGCTCTGCGCGTCTCCAAAACGTCACAGACCATCACCTACGCGACGCCGGAGGGCGGCGAGAACACCATCAACGTGCTGACGAACGTGCAGGTTTTCGCGGGCGGGCATTACAGCACGAAGGAAATCAACTATCTTGGCGCGGGCGCGTCGGAATAAGGAGGGGGAAGCCTATGGAAACCATCACCATCAGCAAAAAAACCGTGCAAGCCGTCATTGACGCGCTGTCCACGGTGGAGGTGCGCGGCGCAGGCAACCTGAACGCGCTTTTGGCGTGCATTCAGGTGCTGCAAAAGACGGTGAATGCGGCGCAGAAGGAGGCGAAACAGGAATGAGCGAAACCACGAGCGACTTTCAGGCGCTGCTGGACACCATCAAAACGGGCGTGTACGGCAGGGACATCAGAGGTGCGATTCATCAGGCGCTGGAATGGCTGAAAGAGAACGGCGGGAGCGGCAATCAGCAGACAAGTGAGAAGCAGAAGACGGTGTACTGCTGGGGGGACAGCCTGACGGAGGGCGTCGGTGGCTGGCTGGCAACCCCGGAGAGCATCCAAAACACGATTGTCAGCGCATACCCGGACATGGTGGCACGGACATACCCGTGCGTCAACCTCGGCTGCCGCGGCGAAACCATCCAGACGATTATGGCACGGCAGGGTGCAGACCCGATGATGGTCGGCGGCTTCACCATCCCGGCATCAGCGGACGAAAACGTCATTGTTGGCTACCTGCGCGGCGGCTACTACGATGACAACCGCCTTGGGCTTGCGACGGAATCCGGCGACGTGGCACAGCCGCTCAAAGAAACCGAAGCGGGCGTGAACCCCTGCGTCATCGCGGGCGTGGAGGGCATCCTGTCCCGCGACTACACCGCTGATTCTGATGGGCGCTATGCCTACCGCTTCCACCGCCTGACGGACGGCAACGCAAAAGCCGTCCCGGTCGATACGCCGATTGAGACGTACGCCATGCGCTACTACCGCAACGGGTACGCCGTGATTTGGATGGGCGCGAACGGCGCGGTCAGCTCGCACACGGCATACATCCAGAAGCTGAAGACCATGATTGCGTACGGCAATTACAGCAACTACATCGTCGTGATTGCGCGGGAATACGTCAAGCAGTGGGTTTTCGAGGACACGAACAGCATTGCCAAGGCGCTCACCGATGAAGACGGAACGTGCCACCTGCTCTACCTGCCGGACGAGCTGGTCAGCCGCGGCTATGCGCTGGCGGGCATTGCCGCGAGTGCGAACACGCCGGACACCTCCGCATGGACGACGACGGATGCCATCAAGAAGGATGCGCCGCTGCTGATGTACTCCTCCGGCGGCAGCACCGAGGACAAGTTCGAGACGCTGCACTTCTCCGCGTACGGCTACAAAGCCATCGGCAAGCTGGTTGTGGAGAAGCTGGGGCAGCTCATTGCCGCGCAGAAGTCAGACAGCGGCGGCGACGATACGCCCGCCGATGACGGCTACGTCAAGAACGGCGAGGATGATTACGGCGCATACGCCTTCAAGCTGATGCGGGCAATGATCGGCACGGGCGAGGTCTTCAGCACCGGCTATAAGCCGCACGACACGGAAAAGAACTGGACGATTGCCGTCCGCTTCAAAGACGACATGGTGATTGCCGATGGTGCGCTTGGGTGCGTGTTTGAATCGCGTGAACACTTTTCGAGCGCGACGGAAAAGAAAGACACCTGTGCTTTCCTGCGCATCAGTGTCAATTCGTCCGACAATTCAAGAAACTACTCTTTCGCTGGCGGCTTCGGCGCGTTCTCCTTCCCGTTCGACAACGCACCGGGCTACACCGAGCCGACGGACGGCTACCACAACGCGATTGTCCGCAAAGAAGGCGGAAACTACACGTTCTGGCTGGACGGCGGCAAGGCGTATAACTCAGCGCTTGATTATACGATTCCCGCCGACCACTACACGGACGAGCCGCTTTATCTCTTCGGGCGCGTGGAGAACGGGAACGTCTATCAGCTGATGACGGGCGAAATCAGCGACTTCCGCATCTACAAAACGGCACTGAGCGACACGCAGGTTACTGCGCTGGCGGCGGCGCTGGGACAATACTGACAAGGAATTTCCGGGGAGGGGCTGCCCCTCCCCTCTACCATGTGGGAGGAATCATCATGAAGGGCATCACCTTCGGGAATCTTCATACATATGACGATTTGCAATTGATTCTCACCACAAAAGAAATCGGCGCTCCCGCCGTGAAAAACAAAAAGATTGACATTGAGGGCGCGGACGGTTCTCTCGACCTGACGGAGTTCTTCGGGGACGTGAAATTCGAGAACGTGGAGCATCACTTCACGTTCTCGACCATCGTTCCGAAACGGAATTTCCTGTCCCAGTTCTCAACCGTCAAAAACGCCCTGCATGGGAAACGGCTGCACATCGTCCTTGACGATGAACCGGGCTATTACTATGCAGGGCGGCTTTTTGTTTCCAGCTTTACAAGCACAAAGGGCATTGGGCAGATTACCATCGACGCGGATTGCGACCCGTGGAAGTACAAGGCGGCGAAGACAACCGTCAGCACAACCGTCACGGACACGGCGACCGTCACACTGCAAAATGGGCGGCGGCGTGTCGTGCCGGAGGTGCAGATCGCGACGGAGGACAAGCTGCGGATTTCCTACGGCAATAACATCTGGGACTTGGGCGCGGGCAGCTATACCCTGCCGGAACTGGAATTGGTGGCGGGCGCAAATACCGTCGAGGTGACGGGGACAGGGACAATCACCTTCACATATCAGGAGGGTGATTTGTGATGTATCGCGTCTATTGCGACGGACTGCTCATCTACAACAGCAAGCTGGACAGCCTGAAAATCTTCTCCCCTTCCGTCGAGCTGGAAGTCAACAAAACAGGCAGCTTTGACTTTACGCTCTACCCCGACCACCCGTATTATAGCCAGATTCGCAAGATGCGCTCCATCGTCACGGTGTATCAAGACAACTACCTGCTATTTCGCGGGCGGGTGCTGGACGAAGAAATCGGCTTCCACAACGAGCGGCGCGTGACCTGCGAGGGTGAGCTGGCTTTCCTTCTGGATAGCATCCAACGTCCGTATGACTACACAGGGACGATTGAAGGCTTCCTGAATCTGCTGATTGACAGCCACAACGCGCAGGTGGAAGAAGCGAAATGGTTCACGGTCGGCAATGTGACGGTGACAGACCCGAATGATTACATCGTGCGGTCGAACATCGAATACACGCCCATCTGGGACGAGCTGCAAAAGAAGCTGATTGACCTGCTGGGCGGGTATGTCGTCGTCAGGCATGAGGGGTATATCAATTATATTGACTACTTGCAGGACTTCACGCTGCTTTCACCGCAAAAAATCCGATTCGGGCGCAATCTGCTTGACATGAAGCGCATCGTCAAAGGTGAAGACATCGCAACGGCGCTGATACCCCTCGGCGCGAAGCTCAAAGACGAAGAGGACAAGGACACGGACGAGCGGCTGACAATCACGTCTGTCAACAACGGTGTGGATTATATTGTGGATAATTCGGCGGCTGCACAATATGGGCTGATTGTCAAGACGCAGGTCTGGGACGACGTGACCATCGCGTCGAACCTGCTGGAAAAGGGGCGGGCATATCTTTCCGGGATTGTCAAGCTGACCGAATCGGTGGAGCTGACGGCGGCAGACTTGGCGACGGTGGACACGTCTTTTTCCTCTTTCCACCTCGGCACATACGTCGATGTGGTCAGCACTCCGCATGGGATAGACCAGAAATTTCTTGTTCGCAAGCTGTCCGTGAACCTGCTCGACCCTGCTGCAAACAAATTGACGCTGGGCGGCTTGTTTTCCGGGCTGGCTGGCTCTCTGAAGAGTTTGACGGATGCACAGGTGGAAATTATAAGGGACGTTGCAGAGGGCGTCAGAACGTCATCTGAAGCCATTTACAACGTCGAGCGCAACTTGGAATCTTCCATTAAGCAGTCGGCAGAAAACATCGAATCAACGGTGGCGGAAAAATACTACCTGAAAGATCAGACGGACAGCCTGATTTCTTCTGTCAGCACGACGGTCGAACAGACGAAAGAAAGCGTCGAGATTCAATTCAACCAGTTTTCGGCAGACCTTGAAGCGGTGGCGGCGGGTACGGATGCGGAGTTTGAGGAAATCCGCAAATATATCCGCTTTGTGGACGGGTCAATCCTGCTGGGACAAGTCGGGAACGAATTGGAGCTGCAAATCAGCAATGACCGGATTGCCTTTTTGCAGGACGGCGCAGAGGTGGCGTATTTCACGGACAGCAAGCTGTATGTGACGGACGGGCATTTCATCAACGCTTTGCAGATCGGTGACTTTGCCTTTTTCCCCCGTGCGAACGGGAATCTGTCCTTTAAGCGGCTGGACGCGGCGAATAATGCTGCCATCGTCGGCTATGCCACAGCAGGCACGACGAAGGTCATGTGACGGGAGGGGTTTTCGTGGCGTACACAAAGCGGACATGGATCAACGGCGAGGTCATCACGGCGGAAAAGCTGAACTGTCTCGAAAGGGGCATTGACTGCCTCGCCAATTGCAGCAACCTTTGGACAAATGAGCAGCCGACAAGCGACTTCGCGGCGCAGGACATCACGCTGGACACCAGCGGCTTCCGCGTTGTGGAAATTTGTTTTTTGCAGGAAATCGACGGGAAGCGCATCAATATCGGCATTGTCATCGACAAACGCAGGGCGTACAAGCAGAATGGTGCATACTACGGGCTTGCGAAATATGGAAATTATGAGCGGATGGTCGCTGTCCTTGACAACAAAATCAGCTTCGCGGACTGCAAGTATGGCATCAGCTACAACAGCAAGCTGATTCCGTATAGCATCCACGCCTTCGAGTAAGGGGGCGCTGGAATGGCGGCATCCGGGACGATTACAAAAGCGATTCGGACGGGCTACCAGATGCGCATCGTGTGGAGCGCCACCCAATCCATAGCCAATAACACGTCATCGGTGACGGCAAAGGTGCAGCTCGTGTCAACCGGGAGCAGCTACACCATCAACTCATCCGCCACCAAAAACGGGACGCTGACCGTCAACGGCACGAAATACAGCTTCACGTTCTCGGCGGCTTTGTCCGGGAATCAGACGAAAACCCTATACACCAAAACCGTCACAGTGGCGCACAATGCGGATGGCTCGAAGACATGCGCGCTTGCCTCCACCATCGGCATCAAGGTCACGCTGGGCGGCACATACTACGGCGACGTGACGGCATCCGGCAACGGTGTGCTGGACACGATACCACGGGCGACAACGCCCACCCTGTCCGCCAGCACCGTCAACATGGGCAGCAGCATCACTATCAACACGCCGAGGGCTTCAAGCGCCTTTGACCATACGCTGACATATACCTTCGGCAAGGCAACCGGAACAATCGGCAGCGGCATCGGAACAAGTAAGGCGTGGACTGTCCCCTTGACGCTGGCGAACCAGATTCCTTCCGGCACATACGGCACTTGCGTCATCACCTGCAAGACGTACAACGGGAACACGCTGATCGGCACAAGGACGGTATCATTTCGGGCGAATGTGCCTGCTGCCGTCGTGCCGTCTATCTCATCGGTTGGCGCGGTTGAGACGGTGGCAGGGCTTGCGGCGCAGTTTCTTGCCTTTGTGCAGGGGAAATCGCGTGTCAAAATCACCATCGCGGCGGCAGGCGTGTATGGCTCAACCATCAAGGCATACAAAACGACGATTGACGGGCAAACGCTGTCCGGCGCGACACCGACAACCGGAACGCTATCATCCGGCACAAAGGTCATCACAGTGACGGTCACGGACAGCAGAGGACGGACTGCAAAGGCGACAAAGACAATCACCGTCGTTCCGTACTCCGCGCCTATCGTCCGGGGGCTGTCCGCTGTCCGTGTGCTGGCGGATGGCACGGAAAATTATGAGGGCACACATGGCAAAATCGGCTTTGCATACTCGGTCGCCTCCGTTGGAAGCAAGAACACGTCCAGCTACACCTTGGAATACAAGGCAAAGTCGGCGGCAAGCTGGACGAAGTTGAAAGAGGGAATCGGGTTCACCGTTTCCGACACCATCATCACCGAGGCGACGCTTGACGTTGATTCCGCCTATGACGTGCGGCTGACCGTCAAAGACTACTTTACCACGGTGCGGAAAACAGCCGAAATACCGACGGCGTTTACACTGCTGGACTTCAATGCCAGCGGTCGGGCAGTCGCATTCGGCAAAGTTTCCGAGCTGGCGGAAGGCGTGGAGTTCGGTCTCCCTGCCTACTTCCGGCACGGGGAGACACCGGGCGGCGCGGTAGTGCTTGCAAGTGGCGACAACCTGAATGACCTGATGGCAAGCGGCTTTTACAGCTTTTCCTCCGCAACGCTGGCGACGCTCAAAAACTGCCCAATTTCCGCAGGGGCTTCCGGCAGCATTGTCGTCCTCGACGTCGGCACGGATGGGCAGCGGATGCAGATTGCCACCCGCTGCTCGGAAACGGGCTTCGAGCTATGGGAGCGGACGTATTACAGCAGCGCATGGCACGATTGGGCAGAGATAAGCGGCTTCGACACGGGCTGGAAGACTGCGACGCTCACGAGCGATTTTGAGACATACGCCGGGAACACCGGGAACACGCTCCGCTATCGCAGACGCGGCGGTGTGGTGCATGTGAAAGGCGTGGTCACGCCCAAGGCAACGTTGGCGGGCGGAACAAACACACACACCATCACGACGCTTCCTGCCGGGTACAGACCGGGTGAGCAGTGGAATTATGTCTGCCAAGGCAGCGGCGCGGCGGTGTGGCTCTGCACCGTCACGGCTGCCGGACTTGTCCGCTTTGCTCGGTACAGGCTCGGCAATACATGGTCAGACGCGGCGGCTAATACATGGTTGCCAATTGATATTTCGTTCATTCTCGGATAAATACGCGAAAGAAGGAACAAAAGATGATGGATACTATCATTGTTGCGGCAATTTCTCTGATCGGTACGCTGGCAGGCAGCTACTTCGCGAATAGCAAGACAATCGCGCTCCTGTCCTACCGCTTGGAACAGCTCGAACGCAAGGTGGAGAAGCACAACTCCGTCGTGGAGAGGACTTTCCAGCTTGAAAACAATATGCAGACAGCATTTTCCCGGATTGATGAAATCAGGGGAGAACTGCACGACCATCAAGAGGCATGAAAAAAGCCGGAGCGTTTGCTCCGGCGATTTTTTTATATTCTTTTCAGCTCTGCTTCGAGCGCGTGGAATTGCTTGGTGTATTCTATGGCAGCGGTCGAACCGCATATGTAATAGTCAAAGTACTTTTCAACATCGCGCCCCATTTTTCGATAGTGCTTTTTCCCATCTTCCAGATAAAGCATGTAGGACTTCAACGCGGCATACTTTTCCCGCGGCGTTTTTGCCTTCTCTATCGCAGATTCAAAGGTCAGCGCTTCTTGCAAAATCGTGTCAACGAGTTCTTTGTGTTGATACAACCAGCCGAACGGGAGACCGCTGTCCGGGTCTACATGCCGACCTTTTTTTCTGCCGAAGAAAATGCCCATCTGACGCATCCACCTTTCCAGTATTGTCTGGGGAAAGATGATTCATTATACACCCGGAAAGCCTGTGATTCCATGGGCTATCTGGTATTGAGCTGAAATTATTTTAGCATGTTATTAAATACCGCGCCATTAGGTGCAGTAATTAAGAACATACAGCGGTCAAAAAAAAGTGATGTCTTTGATGTCCTTTTTCCCGTACCTGCCTTTTCCCCAGTCGAGTTCTATTTCTTCGATGAATGAACGCCAGAAAGACCGTTTGTGTTCGTCGTCGAGCGCCTTGTAGATTTCCCGCCAGTCGGATTGTAAAATGTCCCGGATGCGGTCAAAGTCAACGTTGCCCATTTCTTCCTTTTCCGCCTGCGCTGCTTCGATTTGCTCCATGATGGCGTCGTATTTGCGGTCGTACTCTTCGGCGGACTTGATGCGGTTTTTCTGCCATGAGTAATTCAGACGATCGAGTTCTGCTTGTAATTCTGCGATATTGTACTTCCCAACCTTTTCATCGGCGGCTGCTACGTCTTCGGCTTCGATGCTCTTGCGCTCTACAATGCTTCCGAGCTTCTCCAAAAGTACGTCTTCAAGCGTCTGTTCGAGGACAACACTTGAAAACTCACAATTTTTCTCCTTGAAATGCGCTGAACATCTATACACTTTATAGGTGTATTTTCTCCATTTCGTATTTGACCTAAAAATACCAGCGACCAGCCTGCGCCCGCATTTCGGGCAGCAGATTAACCCGGTGAAATAATACGTCCGTTTTTCGCCTGTGCTTCGCGGCGTCCTTGATATGAGCTTTTGCAAGCGGTCGAAAGTCTCACGGTCAATATATGGTTCGCAGTAATTCGGATTTCCCCTGTATTCACCACAAATCATCTCGTTTTTCAGCGTTTTTGCACATGCGTTATATCCAATGTGCAGGTCGTATTTGTTATTGATATATGACATCGCGCCACGGATAGTCCCATGCGTCAGCGCATACTCGATCAGGTCGTTTGTGGCGGCTTCCATTTCCGCATCCTTGGCGACGTATTTGTGGCGTTCGCCGTCCTCCGGCTGCGTGACGGTGTAGCCAAGCGGCAGGCATTGCGCACCGAAAAGCGGCTGCCCCGACTTGATTTTGTACTCGTTGACCATGCGGATTCTTTCTCCTGCTTGGTCGGCTTCGAACTGTGCCATGGTCAGCTTCATGTTCACGAACGCCTCACCTGACGGGGTGGAAAGGTCGTACTTTTCTTCTGTGGCTGTCCAGATGACGCCGCCAGCCGACAAGCGCTTCATGCACTCATGATACTCCGCAACCGAACGGAAGAACCTGTCCAGCTTGATAAAGATAATTCGCTTGAATTTCCCCTTCTCTGCATCCTGTATCATCTCTTGCAATGCAGGGCGCTTTTTTATCAGCTTCCGACCGGAAACGCCTTCGTCCTTGTAGAACTTCACGATTTTCATGCCGTGATTTTCCGCGTACTCGGTCAGCTTCTCGACCTGCGCTTCGAGCGAAATGCCGTGCAGCTTTTGCTCCTGCGTGGATACGCGGATGTATGCTGCCACTTCCTCGATGTAGTTTGTTCCCCCGACGTATTGCCCAGTTTCTGTTTGATTCGTCATGCTTCTCCCATCCTTCCAAATCTTCCACCTATTTCATTTGATTTTGGCGGTTTATAATATTACAATAATTTTCGTCGCAAAGGAAGAACAAGCATTCTATCCTTGCTGTTACTCGCATATATACATAATACACGGAGGTGCGTACCATGGAACTTGAGTACATCGAATACATCCGACAGACCATCGTGGAAACGATTGCAGCAACCAACGATGAGCAGCTACTGCAATACGTCTACACGATGCTGATGACCGCCGTTAACTCCCTTCAGGATTCTTCTGCAACTGTGACACAAGATTCCTGATTAGATCGACTTGGCTGGGATTCAGGTGATTGATGGCAAACATCAATTGTCTGAAGTCCCGGTCTTTTTTTATGCGCTCCGCAAGGTCTGCAAGTTCGTCATTGTCTTTCTGATCCGGTGACCTTTCCTGCGCTACGCTATACCCAAGAAGCCAAGCCTCCGACACGTCAAGGGCTTTTGCTATTATGTAAAGTCTGTCGCTTTTCGGCTCCATTCTTCCGTTTAAGTAGTAGGACATCGCACTTGATGGGATTCCTGTCTTCTCGCACAGCTCAATAGCCTTTATCCCCTTGCTGTTCATAGCAGCTTTCAGTCTATCCTTTAGTTCTTCCTTCATTATTCCACCTCCCTTCTGGACACATTTATTATATCACTATTTCTTCACAGATGCAATATTTTTTTCAGAAAATGTGAGAAAACCACTTGACAAACGAAATTATTTCAGTATAATATCTGGTGTAAGGATTCACAAATTGTGAGATTCTTCACAGCTAACGTGAAATTCCGAGGGCAAAAGCCCACCGACAAGAAAGAGGAAGGAAAACCTCACAAACCAGAAAGGGGCATCATGACTTACACAAGTATTGTGGCTAATCACTATGAGGATTTCATGTGCGGCAAGATTACGGCAAACAGCGCGATTAATCGGATTTGCGACGTTCTCATGTACAGTAAGAATAGACAGGTTATCGAATACGCAATGGCTACGATTAATCGGATTATTGCTAAGATGCCTGACTATGAAGTGTCCGATTATCAGGAACAGGCGTACACCCATGCCAACAATGTGCTGTATAATTAAGTGTGGTATTTGAGTAAATAGCTGTCCTATCGGCTATACGGGGAGAAAGGCAAAGCAATGAACGACATCAATATTTCCGAAATTCTCTTGCTGACGGACGTGCTGCACGCACGGCTGATTCGCAAGGCGGAGACCGAGGGCTTCTTCTCGGCGGCTGACATGTCGCGGCTCATCTGCTTCTTTGAGAAGGATGAGGCGGCGCAGAGCGTAACCTATGACGCGCTTGTGCAGCTCGACGGCACGGTGTACGACGGCACGGTGACAATCGACCGTCAAGGGCATCTGGTGGTAAGCCTGAAGCATGACGAAACGGGGCGTGAAATCCTTGCAAGATTTGACTAAAGAGATTAAACCCGCCTGACGATGGCTGAATGGCAATCAGCCGAAACCCTTGCAAGGGGTCGCGGGAAGCCGCAAGAAATAAAGGGAGGTGGAGACAATGAGCTTGACGTTCGGGGGGCTGGCACTGCTGACGGTTTTCGGCGGCTGGCTGATGATGGGGTTCCTCGCATGGCTGAGAACAAAGCTGTAAAAGGGGGCGATGCAAATGAGCATCAGAGACAAGCTGCGCATCATGGCGCAGATGGATGAGGTCAACAAGCTCCGGACGGAGAAATTCGTCGCAGAGCAGCGGAAACAGCAAGCCGCGTCGTTTATCCGCGTGCTTGAATGTGAAGTCGTAAAGGCGCAGCGGTTTGCGGAAAGCATCCCGAACCAGTACGGCGGAAACCATCCCTGCGTCATCACGGCGCAAACGCTGACGGACGCATACGACGCCGCCTGCGAAACCTACAAGATTTTGACGGGCGAACAGCCCTGAAAGGAAGATGAGAAAATGAGTTATGCAAAGTTGCGCGGGCGCATCCGCGAGATTTACGGGACGCAGGAAGCCTTCGCTTCGGCGATTGGTTTGTCGCCTACGGCGCTTTCGATGCGCTTGGCAAAAAAAACCGCATGGAATGCCGACGAAATGCAGAAGGTGACAAAAGCACTGCATATCGCCGACGATGAAATCGCTGCATATTTTTTTATCCAAAAAGTTGACATAATGTGAGATTTTCAATTCCGAGGTGAGAATTATTGGACAAAAACACCCCGCCGACAGCGGAACGGATACTTTCGACACTTGTCCGCCTGCTTGAAGATCAGGAGGGCGTGAAGGTGGAGTACAGCATCAAGGACAACGCAAACACCCGCGAAAACTGATTAACTGAAGCCTGCATGGAGAAGTTCAGGAAATACACAATTGATTTGATGGGGGGACACGACATGAGCAGTTTGTGTGGCGCAGAAGCAAAGGAGTTCGTCAAGCTGGTCGACGCCCTCTGCGGACGGCGCTCTCGCTGGGAAGTATGGAAGGACATGACGTGGCTGTTTGCCACCACCATTTCCAACGCAGTGGATGGACGTCACCGCGAGAAGCGGGAGCAGCAGTACATGGACATCGCCAAGCATTACAGCAATGACGAGCTGGATACCTTCGCGAAGCTGTTTGCGCAGTTGGTCGTCATCCTTGAACAAAAGCGCGGCTATTGCGATTTTCTCGGCGAGCTGTTCATGATGCTGGAGCTTGGCAATGACGCTGGCGGGCAGTTCTTCACGCCATATGATGTGTGCAAGGTGATGGCAAAGGTCAGTATGCCCGGTGTACAGGCGACAGTCAAGCGGGATGGATACATCAGCGTGAACGACCCAGCCTGCGGCGCGGGCGCGATGCTGATTGCGGCAGCAGACATCATGCTCAACGAGTACAACGTCAACTTCCAGACAAGAGCGTTGTTCGTTGGGCAGGACATCGACTACACGACCGGATTGATGTGCTACATCCAGATGTCGCTAATTGGCATGGCAGGCTACGTCCACATCGGCAATACACTGACAGAACCCATGACCGGACATGCCCTGTTCGGGGACGGCGGCGAGAACACTTGGTATACACCGATGTACTTCTCCGGAATCTGGGAAGGGCGCAGGCAATGCGCACTGATGGACAGATTCCTCCGCAGCGTGGCGCAACAGCAGCCAAACGAAAAGCAGCCGGAGGAACAGCACCCCGTCATGCCGGAAACGGAGACAATTCCAGTCAGACAGAAACCCACACAGAAACCCACGCAGAAAGCCAAGGCAAAAAACGAGCAAATGACACTATGGGAAATCTGCTCGGAAGTATGACGAAAATAGGAGGGAACAGAATGCAGAAAATCGACATTAAGGCATTGATGCACGTCAAGGCGTGCAAAGACAGGCTGACATTGCAACAGTACCGCACATTGCGCGGTCAGGTTTTAGCCGGAGACGGCGAAGGTGCCATGAAAGGGCTTCGGAAACTGCTGTGCAAGGGGTGATGGCATGAAGAAAATCATCAAGGCGTATCGAATTTGGAAAGAAATCACGGCAGATGCCGAAAACGAAAGGTGGTGACAGTATGGCGACAAGTGTGCAGATCACGCTCATCATCTGCGTGACGATTCTGGTTCTGGCGTTTTACCCCAAGAACAAATAAGAAGGAGTGTATATCATGGCAAGCCTATATGAAATCGACAATGCCATCATGGAGTGCATCGACCCCGAAACCGGGGAAATCATTGACGCGGAGCGCCTGACTGCCTTGCAGATGGAGCGCGACAAGAAGATTGAGGGCGTCGCCTGCTGGGTGAAGAATCTGGATGCCGATGCCGCTGCCTACAAAGCGGAGAAGGACGCTTTCTCGGCGCGTCAGGCGAAGGCTGAAAAGCTGGCGGATAATCTGCGGACGTGGCTAACGGAAGCCACGGGCGGCGAAAAGATGAACCTGCCTCGTGCTGCAATCAGCTTCCGCGCATCGGAGCGCGTCGAAATCCCGGACGCAGAGGTCGTCCCGAAGAAGTATCAGGTGAAGAAAATCACCTACACACCGGACAAGAAGGCAATCAAGGAAATCCTGAAGTCTGGAAAGGCGGTCAAGGGTTGCACCCTCGTCGCCTGCAAGAATATCCAGATTAAATAATGGAGGTGTAACAGATGGGCGTCCCCGTACTCATTTTAGGCGAATCCGGCAGCGGGAAATCCGCTTCCCTGCGTAACTTCGCGCCCGAAGAAGTCAGCATTTTCAACGTCGCCGGGAAACCGCTCCCCTTCCGAAAGAAGTTGCCGATGAAGTCCACGTCGGACTACGGCGAAATTCAATCACTCATTCACGCCAGCCAGAAGAAGGCGTTCGTCATCGACGATAGTCAGTACTTGCTTTGCTTCGAGGCGTTCGCGAAAGCCAAGGAAGCCGGATATGGCAAATACACGGATATGGCACTGCACTTCTACAATTTGGTGCAGTACGTCATCCGGCAGACGCCGCCGGACGTAATTGTCTACTTCCTCCACCATACGGAGACGGACAGCAACAACGGCAAGACCAAGGCAAAGACCATGGGCAAGATGCTCGACAATCAGTTGACGGTGGAGGGGCTTTTCTCGATCGTCCTGATGTGCTATACCGACGGGAAAAAGCACGTTTTTGTCACACAAAGCGATGGGATGACGACTTGCAAATCCCCCATGGATATGTTCCCGCTGGAAATCGACAACGACCTGAAGCTGGTTGATAAGAGCATCCGCGACTACTACGACATGAACAACAAAAAGGAGAATGAAAAATGATTCGTAAACCGCAGAACTGGGAATCCGTGCAGGCTTTTTCCGGCCGTCAGAAGCTCCCGCTGGGCGCGTATGTCTGCAACGTGCTGAAGGCAGCCGTCTCCCATACGACGTATGGCGACATGCTGCAAATCGGGTTTGACATTGCCGAAGGCGAATACAAGGACTTCTACAAGTCCGATTTCAACGCGAACACGGCGCAGAACAAGAAGTGGAAAGGTGTGCTGCGCGTCTTCCTTCCGCGTGATGATAACTCGGAGAAGGACGAAATCACCAAGCGCACCCTGAAGGGCATGGTCACGTCCTTTGAGAAGTCCAATCCGGGCTATGTGTGGAACTGGGACGAAACCTCCCTCGTCGGCAAGCAGGTCGGAATGCTGTACCGCAACGAAGAATGGGAGTACAACGGCAAGACGGGCTGGGCGGTGCGCCCGTTCCGCGCGATCTCCGTTGACAGTGTGCGCGAAGGCAGCTTCACGTTCCCGCCGGATAAGCCGCTGCACGGCGCTTCCTCCGCGCCTGCTCCGACCGCTTCCAATGGCGGGTACACGGCGGTGGAAACCGATGACCTGCCGTTCTAATGCCAAGTACGGGAATCGCAAGGTAACGGCGGACGGTCAGACCTTCGATTCCCGGAAAGAATACCGTCGCTTCTGTGAACTTCGCCTGCTGGAAAAGGCGGGCGAAGTCGCAGACCTGCGGCGGCAGGTACGGTTTGAGCTGCTCCCTGCCCAGCGCGTCGGTGGCAAAGTCGTCGAGCGTTCGGTGACATACATCGCCGATTTTGTCTATACGGCGAACGGGCAAACGGTGGTGGAGGACACCAAAGGCGTCAGGACAAAAGAGTACATCCTGAAACGCAAGATGATGCTGTTTTTCCATGGAATAGTGATTAAAGAGGTATAGCAATGAGCGAACTGATGAATGCCCCGGTGCTTGCTGGCGCGGTTATCAAGCGCGCCATACTGGACTACAAAGGCTGCCTCCGGCGCTACAAAACGCTGGAAGAATACAGGGAATCCAGCTCGTGGGAACGGAAAGAGCTGGAAGCCTTCTTCCGGTCGTCTTGGTGCGACATTCTTTGCGAACTTTGCGGCTACGAAAGCGGCGAGGGCATCATGCTGCAATGCAAAAAGGAAGCCATGAAGAGATGGCACAAGAAAGGAAATGCCAAGTGATTAAGATTGAGAACGTTGTGGTGAGCGGTTGGGAAGCTGCCATCCGGGGAATGAGAAATCCGATGAATTCGTGGATGAAGTCGGACAGCCATGTTTGCACAGAAGAAACCGCTAACGACTGCATTTGCCCGATGGTGGAAAGTGGGCATTCACCGTGTGTTTGCAACGACGGGAAATACGGCTATTGCATCGGCGTGAACGATATGGCGCTGATGCAGAAGCTGGCGGCGGCTGGGTCTGTGCATGGGAAATATCTGCGGTTTATCACGGTCACGGCTGATGTGGTTGCTCCGCTGTATTGGTGGAAGGAATATGATTCCTACAAGGTGGGGACGGCGGCGAACTCTTGCAGCACGATGCACAAGATTCACGCAAAAGAATTTACGCTGGATGATTTCAGCCATGAACACCTCGAATCAGTGTATCTCAATAGCCTGCAAGAAACCATTCGGATGCTCAATGACGCGCGAGAGATGTATTTGTGGGAAAAGTGTCAACAAAAACATTTGGTTCTTCCGAAAGATTATTGGTGGCAGATGATTCAGCTTCTGCCTTCGTCCTACAACCAGCGGCGGACGGTGCTGCTGAATTATGCGGTGCTTGCGAACATCTACCAGTACCGCCACGACCACAAGCTCGACGAGTGGCGCAATTTCTGCCGCTGGATTGAGACTTTACCCTATTCGGAGGTGATAACGGGTGAACGAGACGCACAAGCGCCCGAAGCAGACGGAGCGCGTACTTGACTACATGCGCAGGCACGGGAGCATCACGACGCTGGACGCGATACTTGACATCGGTGTCCTCCGCCTTGCCAGCCGAATCTCGGAGCTGAAGAAGGCTGGTGTTCCCATCAAGCGCGACTGGATGAAGGTCAAGAACAGGTTCGGCGAGGAGTGCAGCATCTTGCGGTACAGCATCGACAAGGGCGGCGATGATGGATGACCGAGAAGCCCAATCAACAATGGCGGACTGGCGGCGATTGCCGAAAGTGCTACAACCGCCCTATCTGCGGGAAAGAATGTGCGGCACATGCGGACAGACTTTCCCGGCAGGTGCGGAAGGCGCTTCTGCTGAAAGCAGACCAGAATAACGCCATTTTCAGAGATACGGAAGGAGGTGACTCCCTTGGCAGACGTTAAGTGGATTAAAATCACGACGGACATGTTCGACAATCGGAAAATCAAGCACTTGCGGAAGCTCCCCGACGGGAACAACATCGTCCTGATCTGGGTGATGCTCTTGACGATGGCGGGGCGCTGCAATTCCGGGGGCATGATTTTCTTGACAGAGAACATCCCCTACACGCCGAAGATGCTTGCCGACGAACTGGATTTCGAGGAATCAACCGTCACCCTTGCCCTGCAAGCGCTGGAACGTCTCGGCATGGTATCAACTACGGCAAACGGATTCTTAAACCTGCCGGGGTGGGAAGACCATCAGAACATTGAAGGCATGGAGAAAATCCGAGAAAGCAAGCGTCTTGCACAAGCACGGTGGAGAGAAAAGCAAAAGACGATTGCGGCGGCGGCTGAAAATTATGTAGATTCTACGGTAGATTCTACGGAGAACAAAAATAATAATGCAGATAAAGATAAAGAAGAAGATATAGAAAGAGAAGAAGAAAAGAATAGTATATTGTCCGCTTCTGACGAAGCGGTGGAACAACCCACCAAGCCCAAGCGCAGTAAACGTTTTACCCCTCCGGAGGTGGAAGAAGTAGCCGCCTACTGCGAAGAGCGCAAAAACGGCATTGATGCGCAGCACTTTGTGGACTACTACGAGGCGCGGGGCTGGATGATTGGAAAGAACCGCATGAAGGACTGGAAAGCAGCAGTCCGGACATGGGAACGAAACAGAGACGGAGGTGGCACGAATGGAAAGCCTGAAAAGCCTGCTTACGATGCAGGGGCTTTCGGAACAATCCTTTAACGGCATGGGCGCAATGCCCATGTCGCAGAAGGAACACGAGCAAAGCAAGGTGGACACATACAATGCGGAGGAAGGCGAACTCCACCTGCAAGACGGCTACGACTGCCGCGTGTGCAAAAACAAGGGCTTTATCGCAAAGCTGGAATACAACGAAAATTTCGGCTACTGGCACGAAACGCTCTATCTTTGCAAGTGCAACAAGGCGCGTGGTGCAATTCGGCGGCTGGCACGCTCTGGGCTGAAAGATGTGGTCAAGAAGTACTCTTTCGCCACCTATGAAGCAAAGGACGAATGGCAAAAGACCATCAAAGCAAAAGCAGAGGATTACCTTGAAACGGTCGGCGGCGGCGGATGGTTTTTCATCGGCGGGCAGTCCGGCGCAGGGAAAACGCACATCTGCACGGCAATCGCTGTCCAGTGTATCAAGCGGTGCATGAGCGTCAAGTATATGCTCTGGCGTGACGAAATCGCCCGAATCAAGGCGATTGTCAACGAGCCTGACCTGTACAAACAGGCAATGGACGAGCTGAAGCTGACGGATGTGCTGTACATCGACGACCTTTTCAAGGGCGGGAAAGACGATTTCGGCAAGGTGAAGCCGCCGACGGCTGCGGACATCAATGCCGCCTTTGAAATCCTCAATTATCGCTACAATACCGGGAAAGCGACCATCATCAGCAGCGAACGGACGCTGGATGACCTGAACGACATTGACGAAGCCATTGCCGGACGCATCGCGGAAAAGTCGAAACCGGGCGGACATTGCATCAGCCTGCGCCGTGACCCGAAAAAGAATTGGCGGATGAACGACATCACGGAACTATAAAAGGAATGGAGGAAACATCATGGACAGCGAAATGCTGCGCAACGGCAGCGGATATATCGACCCAACGGCGGCACAAGCCATGAAGAACATGGTTTATCCCGGCGAAATCTGGACGACGGCAACCGGGAAAGAGGTGCTTATCCTCAAAGCCCACAGGACAGTATGCACCGTACTGACGCTGCTGGATGAAGAAAAGGCGGGCTGCATTGAGGTGGTCAGCCGTGCAAAGCGGTGGTGCAATCCGCTTTTTGTGACGTTCGTCACGCGGCAAAACATCGGTGGCTTCGTCAAGCGCCTCCGCGCGGAGGACTTCGCGGGCATCTGGGCGTGGGTGGCGGAGGGCATGGGATTCAGCGCGGACAGCGCGAGGGAAATCAACCGGCTGAAGGGCGAAAATGCTGATATGCGTGAAAAGCTCCGCCGGAGTGCGCTTGCGGCGCAGGCGGAGAAGGAAGCCATGCTCCCATACAAGACGATGTATTACGACTTGGTGGACAGGCTGACCGGGAGGGTGAACGGATGAGGGCGAAAGAGTACTTGCAGCAGGTGCGAATCCTCGACGAGCGCATTAACTGCAAGCTGTCGGACGTGGCGCGGCTGCAAGACATGGCGACGCGCATCACACCCATCCTGCGGGAAGACGGGGCATCCGGTGGCGGATGCTCCCACGACCGTCTGGCGGACACCGTGGCGAAAATCGTGGACTTGAAAGCCGAAATCGACTGGGACGTTGACCGTCTGGTTGACAAGAAAAAAGAGGTGTCGTCGCTGCTGGACAAGCTGACCGACCGGAGGTATTACGCGGTGCTTTTCCGGCGCTATATCCTCTTTGAGACATTCGAGCAGATCGCCTGCGAAATGAACTGTTCGTGGCGAAATGCTTGCTATCTGCACGGACAGGCGCTGGATGTATTCCAGCAGGTGATGGATAAGGAGGACAAGGGCAATGACGAAAGCTGAAATCATTGCGTCCCTGCTCGACCAAGCACGGGACAAGGATGCCCTTGCCAACGGCGAGGCGGACAGCATCTTCGCGGATGATGCGCGGGCGCTCCGGGAGGCGGCGGAACTGCTGAAATCCGTGCCGGAATGGGTGTCCGTGGAGGAAAGACTGCCGAATGATGACGCGACGCGGCTGGTCTGGATTGGCGGCTTGCGCAGCTACGCAGTCGCGGACTACTACGGCGACGGTGAGTGGATTGACCGCGACTATTGCAACCTGACGCGCGATGTCACGCACTGGATGCCGCTGCCGGATGCGCCGGAGGAGGATGAAGAGGATGAATAAGAAAAGAAGAACGCCGCGTTGTCCCTACTGCGGCGGAGAAATGGAAATGCGCGAACCTCTTGATTGGATTATCTACTGGCGCTGTGCGACGTGCGCGGCAATGGCTCCGACTTGTGAAACCAGAGAAGCTGCTTATAAAGCTGCGTTGCGGCGTGACGAATGCGTAAAAAATCATGTGATGTCTCTTGCGGAGATTGATAGTAGAGTTGGAGCGCCTGTGTGTGTGGAAGATTACGATGAAGATGGTGATTTTTGCTATCGCACACGGACTGTGACGCGCCAAGATTATGAAAGTCATAGAATCTATTTCAATTCTGGGCGAACATGGTACGATGCTAACGAGTATCTTTCAACATGGCGCTGCTGGTTAAGGGAGCCGACGCGTGAAGAAATGGAGGCTACGCCGTGGGAGGTGAAACACAATGAGCATTAAGCCTATTTCGTTCAACACAGCAAGGGTACAAGCGATTCTCAAGGGGAGAAAAACGCAGGAGCGAAGAATTGTCAAAGGTCTTGATGGGCTTCGCGCTTATCGCGCAGAGCCTTCTGGAGATGAGAACTACGAACAATGGGATTTTCTCTATGGCGGTGCGCTACCGGGTGGAGGATTGTTCGATGCCTATCAAACGATAAAAGCCCCATATGCTGTCGGCGACATCCTGTGGGTTCGGGAAACATGGTGTGCGTACTATTTGCCGCATGGAGCAACTGTTTACGCATATCGAGCAACCGATCCGAACGGGAACAAGAGACCGACAGGAACGGAATATGATGACCCATGGGAGATTTCTCCTTGGGAACCATCAAACCACATGCCGAAGGAAGCAGCTCGCATCTTTCTGCGGGTAACGGAAGTGCTTCCAGAACTCGACATGTATATGCACTGCTGGGTGTGGGTGATTAAGTTTGAACGCTGCGAAAAGCCAGATTTTGCAACAAGTAAAACAGGGCTTGGAAAAAAGAGGTGTGACCGATGCTGAAAACGCCTAATGAAATCAAAAGAGGGCTGGAAACATGCCAAACGGAAGGCGGACGTTGAGCCGCTTGACGGACAAATCAGTATGTGGGAGGAGGATAAAGCATGAAGAACAAAGACGTGCTGGTCGCTGCGCTGAATGGCGCGATGGATGACGGCGGCGACACCCTGAAAGAAACAATTGACCATCTCATCCGCTGCCCATACATGAGCGCATACAGCTTGATAAGCTACGGACACGCGCACCCGCTGTGCGCAGACCAGGACGGGACGGCAAGCCGCGACAGGTGCGCCGTCTGCATCGGAAAATGGCTGAACGCGGAGGTGAACACATGAACAGGCAGCAGCGTCGGGCGCAGAAGAACCACCCCAAGACGCAGGCACAATTCGACGAGGACGTGTACCGCGAGGGCTTCCGAGACGGCGCGACATCCACCTTCAAGATGGCATATGCAGCGGTCTGCCTTGTCCTCCACCGGGACTATGGCTTCGGGCAAGGACGCTGCCACAAGGTGCTTTCTGCCCTCGACGCGGAAATGTCGCCGGGCGGGCAGTTGACCATTCAAGGCGCGATAGATCAGGTATACGACGAGATTGGACTGGCGCTCAACTTCGACGAGCCTTTTGACCGCATCGAGAAAAAGGAGGTGAAAAAGCCATGAGCGTTGTGGTGCTGCTTGCAATGCTGGCAATGTTGGTGACGATGGTGTGCATCGCGTGTCTTTTCGTTGACAAGCGATGAAAAGCCGCTTTCTTTCAGAAAATTTTCTTCGCACTTTTCCCCATTTTTCATAGTATTTCATATTGGGATGGTGCTATAATGTAAGTGGAAATTTACAGCCTGACGGGGTTATCCCGTTGGGCATTTTTTATGCAATCAATCAGGGTGACGCTGCTGGCAATCGCCATTTTTGCGGCGTGGGGTGTGCAGAAGGCGGGAGCTGCACAAGGTACATACTACACAAAAGGCGGTGGTTACATGGGAAACCTTCAAGAACGTTTCCTATGTCCCACCTTTTTCTGTTTTTGACGCACGCCAAGGCTACTGGCAAAAGCGGAAAAAGGAGTGGCGAGAGGCAGGACTGAAAAGTGATGATGGGCGCGACACGGCGCTGATTGGGAAAGGTTTGAAGAAGCTGGCGGACGTGCGCGGGATGAACCTGACGGGAACGTCGGTTTTCGACCCGATGCTCTGCGAGGTGCTTTATAACTGGTACTCCCCGCCGGGTGGAATCGTCTTTGATCCGTTCGCGGGCGGCTCTGTGCGCGGTGTCGTGGCGGAGCTACTGGGACGGCACTATATCGGCATTGACCTGTCAGAACGGCAGGTGGACGCGAACAGGCGCAACGGTGACGCATTTGGCGTATGCCCTGCATGGTTCGTGGGAGACAGCCGGAACGCGGACAGCTTCATCCCGGACGGCTCGGCAGATTTCGTCTTTTCCTGCCCGCCATATCACGACTTGGAGCATTACAGCGACCATCCGCTGGACTTGTCCAACATGTCCTACCCGGATTTCTGCGAGGCATACAGCGACATCATCGGCAAGTCATGCCGCAAGCTCAAAGACGACCGATTCGCGGTATTTGTCGTGGGCGAGATTAGGGACAGGCGCGGCGCATACCGCGATTTTGTCGGGCTGACGAAGCGGCTTTTCATGGCGAACGGGCTGCACTTGTACAATGACGGCATTCTGCTGGAAACATACGGGACAGCACCAATGCGGGCGGGCAAACAGTTTTCCGCCGGAAGAAAGACGGTCAAGGTGCATCAAAACGTCCTTGTCTTCTACAAGGGCGACATGCGGAAAATACGGGACAATTTCGACACGAACTTTTCCTTCGTGGACTTGTCCAGATTCAGCAAGGAATAGAAAGGGCGGTGATGATTGTGGCTTACACCGGAAATGCGTTTTCGCAGCGCGAATTATACGAAATTACGGTTGATGCGGTTGCAGTGCTGATTCATGATAGATTCAGCATTAACCAAAAGAGGGCTGCAATCTTGCTGTTAAAAGCACTAATCCCCCATGCGGAACTCGAAAGAATCGTAAATGATAACGCAAGCCCATTTGAAAGGCATGATTCGCGGGTTAAGGAATGGGCAAAAATTATTGTTTCACGCGGGAGATGCGAACGATGCGGGGCAGCAGAACGTCTTGAAGCACATCACGTTTTAAGATGGAGCGACTATCCAAAGGGACGCGCAGATGTGAAGAACGGCGAATGCTTGTGCCATGCTTGTCATACGGAAGAACACAGCGGGGAACAGGTTTATTACATGATGAAGGCGACGCTATAACGGAAGGGGGTTGCCGGAATGCCTTTGAATCCGAAACAGGAGGCTTTTTGCCTTGAATATGCGAAATCCGGCAACGCAAAACAATCCGTTATTGCCGCCGGATACAAAGTGACAACCGATGCGTCGGCAGCGGCAAGAGGCGCACAACTATTAAGAAACGTTAATGTAAAACAACGGCTCTCCGAGCTGGCAGCGGAAGTTAAAAGTGCGTCGATTGCTGATATACAGGAAATGCAGGAAAAACTAACGCAGATCATCAGGCAACAAACGCAGGAAGAAGTTGTCGTGACGGAATTAGACTGCGAAGGCGGAAGCACGGCGCGAATCATGAAAAAAACCGCTGCAATTAAAGACGTGATAAGTGCCGTAAATACACTTGGCAAGATGCAGGGATGCTTCATTGACAAGGTGGACGTGTCTGGGGACGTGGGCGTGGTGATAGTCGATGACATCGAAGACGCCGAGAGTTCATAAGGGCGTCCGGGAGTACGTCGGCGGGGGCTACGATGATTTCTGGCGGTTCAAGGGGCGCTATCGGGTATGTAAGGGCAGCCGCGCAAGCAAAAAGAGCAAGACGTCGGCGCTCTGGTATGCGATCTGGCTGAACAAAAAGGGCTATGAGGCGGCAAACCTCGTCGTCATCCGCAAAACATATCGCACTATCAAAGATAGCTGCTTCACAGATTTGCGCTGGGCTTTGGGGCGCATCGGGGTGCTTGACCAGTGGAGCATCACCCTTTCCCCTTTGGAAATGACGCGCAAGTCAACCGGGCAGAAAATCCTCTTTCGCGGGCTTGACGACCCTTTGAAAATCACGTCTATCACGGTTGAGCATGGTGCGCTATGTTGGGCGTGGCTGGAAGAAGCGTATGAAGTCATGAAAGAGGATGACTTCTCCATCCTCGACGAATCCATCCGCGGCGAATGCCCTGCCCCCCTTTTCAAGCAATGGACAATCACCTTCAACCCGTGGAACGAGCGGCACTGGCTGAAGAAGCGGTTCTTCGACGCACCACCTGACCCTGACATTCTTGCCATCACGACGAATTACAAGTGCAACGAATGGCTGGACAAGGCGGACTTGAAGCTCTTTGAGGACATGAAGAAGCGCAACCCGCGTCGCTATGCGGTGGCTGGGCTGGGTAACTGGGGCATTGTTGACGGCTTGATATACGAGAACTGGCGCGAAGGTGCATTCGACATTGACGCGCTGCGGCGTGATGCTTCCATCGTGTCGTGCTTTGGTCTTGACTACGGCTATACCAACGACCCGACGGCGCTTTTCTGCGGGATGCTTGACCTGCCGAACAAGCGCCTGTATGTGTTCGACGAGATGTACCAGCGCGGCATGTCCAACCGCAAGATTGCAGAGCAGGTGCAGAGCATTGGCTACGGGAAGGAGCATATCACGGCAGATAGCGCCGAACCGAAGTCGAATGACGAGCTACGTTCTCTTGGGTTGCGGGTTCAGCCTGCCGCAAAGGGCAAAGACAGCATCCAGAACGGCATCCAATGGATTCAGGACTTGGAGATTATCATCCATCCGCGCTGCACAAATTTCATGACGGAAATCAGCAACTACACATGGGACAAGGACAAGTTCGGCGCGACGCTCAACGTTCCGATTGATGACTTCAACCACCTGATGGACGCCATGCGCTATGCTCTGGAAAAATACATCATCAACAAGAAATGGACGTACTAACGAGAGGATGACACGAATGACAGACGGAGAAAGACTGACGGCGATTCTTGCGCAGTACGCCATCCCCTGCGACAAGTTCAGCTTCCACGGCAAGCTGGACGCGCTGGCGGCTGGGCTGGGCATCCAGACACAAGGGCGGCTGCTGGGCGACGTGCTGGATGACATTGCCGCCAAGATGGGCGTGGAGCGCGACAACCGGCTCTATGGTACGTTCATCCGCAAGCTATACGAGGACGTGACCAGCGGCGAGGACACGACGCTTTCCGGCAATACTCTCTTGCTGGAAAACTGCATCGGCGGAAGGACACTCAAAGCTCTGCACATCTACGGCAAGAGTACGCAGGATGGCACACCAAGCCCGGATAACCCGGTGCCGATTGTGAGTGCAGGTGACGGCGGGTCTATAACTTTGAAAGTCACGGGGAAAAATTTGCATCACGCCACACAGATTGGAGAATTTTATTCCGCTGGAATTAACATGACGATTAAAGCGTCAACTATTGCCCTGAAAGGAACAGCAACGGAAGATATACTTTTTACAAGATGGTTAGTCGAGAAAGATAAGCCGCTTCTACTCGACCCAAACAAAAGATATACTATTAGCCCCCGAAATATTGGTGTGATGGTATACGCCTACGATGAAGAAGGAATCGGAACCTATAATGGTTCGAAAATTCCGGAAAGAAGCACTGGGGCAGGAGTTTATTATCAAAGAAATCTTAAGAAAGACGAAACAGTCGATCTTAAAATATCAATCCAGGTGGAACTTGGCACGGAAGCCACGGAATACGAACCCTATCGCGAGCAGCTTCTTGTTTTGCAAACGCCGAATGCGCTGCCGGGTATCCCGGTTTCCTCCAGCGGCAATTACACGGACGAAAACGGGCAGCAGTGGGTCTGCGATGAGGTGGATTTGGCGCGCGGGGTGTATGTGCGGCGCGTCACAAAAATCAAGCTGACATCTTCGATGAGATGGACGAAGGCTGGAAACAAGGTTGACCGCTATTTTTACACGTTCGACGGCATCAATACGGTAGGAGTGCTCTGCACGCATTTCAGTGCTGCCATCAACGGTGAAACCGTAGGCGGCATTGCTACCAGCAGCAGCAATATCATCGGTTTCGCTTACGCGGAAAGGGGCACGACGACCGTCGATGACTTCAAGGCGTTCCTCGATGCGAACGAGGTATATGTCTATGTACCGCTTGCCACGCCCGTCGAAACCGCCCTTTCATCCGCTGAAATTGCCGCGTACAAGGCGCTGACCACCTATGCCCCGACGACCGTCATCAGCGCAAACGGCGTGTCGGGGCTGAAAGCAACCTACAGGCACACCAAGACGGCGAAAGACACCTGAAAGGGGTGATTGACATGCTGACAATTCCCGAAATCAAGGCGTTCATTGATAACGACGCATCTTCCGACAAAAAGCGGTTTGCGCGGGTCGGTCAAAAGTACTACGAGGGCGACCACGACATCCGCAAGTATCGGCTGTATTTCATCAATGCAGACGGTGATTTGCAGGAGGACACGACCCGCAGTAACATCAAAATCAGCCACCCGTTCTTCACGGAGCTGGTCGATCAGGAAGTGCAGTACATGCTTTCCGGCAAAGACGCTTTCGTCAAGTCAGACCTGCCGGAGCTGCAAGACGAACTGGACGCCTACTTCAACGACAATGAGAACTTCATCGCGGAGCTTTACGAGGTCATCACGGGCGCGGTGGCAAAGGGCTTTGAATACATGTACGCCTACAAGGACGCAGAGGGGCATACCTGCTTCCAGTCTGCGGACAGCTTGGGCGTGGTGGAAGTCCGGGCGAAGGATACGGACGACGGCTGCGAGTACGTCATCTATTGGTATGTGGAGCGCATCGGCAAGGACAACAAAGCAATCAAGCGCATTCAGGTATGGGACGATAAGCAGACCTATTTCTTCTGCCAAGTTGACGATGGTGACATTGTGCCGGATGATTCCGCACCCATCAACCCGCGCCCGCACACCATCTGGCATAAGACGGGCGATGCAAGCACCTACTTTGACGGCTTCGGTTTCATCCCCTTCTTCCGTCTGGACAACTGCAAGAAACAATTTTCCGGGCTGAAAACCATTAAAGACCTGATTGACGACTACGACCTCATGAGTTGCGGACTGTCTAACAACATTCAGGACGCGAATGAAGTGCTTTATGTAGTCAAGGGCTTCCAAGGGGACAATCTCGACGAGCTGATGACCAACATCAAGGCAAAGAAGCACATCGGCATCCCTGACACGGGCGGCGACGTAGACATCCGCACGATTGACATCCCCTATCAGGCACGGCAGGCGAAGCTCGACCTCGACGAGAAAAACATCTACCGCTTCGGCATGGGCTTCAACTCTGCACAGCTCGGCGATGGTAACATCACGAACGTGGTCATCAAGTCCCGGTATGCGCTGCTGGACTTGAAGTGCAACAAGCTGGAAATCCGTCTGAAACAGTTCATGCGGCGGCTGCTGAAAATCGTGCTGAAAGAAATCAACGACGAGAACGGCACGGACTACCAGATGAAGGACGTGTATTTCGACTTTGAGCGCGAAGTCATGACGAATGCGCAGGACAACGCACAAATTGAGCTGACGGACGCGCAGAAACAGCAGGTGCAAGTGACTACCCTGCTCAACCTTGCGACACTGCTTGACAACGAGACGCTGATGGAAAACATCTGCGAAGTTCTCGACCTTGACTACACTGAAATTCAAGACAAGCTGCCGAAGCAGGAGGACACAGACCTCTATCCGGCGCGTGATGCGCTGGACGGCATCCAGCCGGAAGATGCCGCCAATAGTGAGAGGTAACGCCGATGCTGAAACGCGAAAAGGAAGTCTTGCAGACATTTCTGGATGACGAAGACGCTGCCATCAAGAACTTGGAGAAGTCCTATGCGCGCGCCCTGCGGGACATTGAGACGCGAATCAAGATACTGCAAGCGGATGAGATGACGCAGTCGAAAATCTACCAAGTCCAGTATCAGCAGGCGCTCAAAGCCCAGATTGAGGGCATCATAGAAAAACTGCACAGCGACAACTATACGTCCGTTCAGCGGTATCTCGACGCGTGCTACAAAAAGGGCTTTGTCGGCACGATGTACAGCCTGCACGGGCAGGGTATGCCAGTACTCGCTCCCATTGACCAAGACGCGGCGGTTCGCGCTGTGATGCTGGACAGCCATATTTCCGGCAGCCTGTATGAGGCAATGGGTGTCGATACAAAAAAGCTGAAGCAGGCAATCCGCCGGGAGATTTCGACCGGGATTTCCACCGGGGCATCCTACGATGACATTGCCCGAAACCTACGCTTTGCCACCAATGCGCCGCTGGCAAGGACAAAGACCATCGTCCGCACAGAGGGACACCGGGTGCAGCAGGCTTCTGCCGCCGATGCGCGGAATGAGGCGAAGAAGCAGGGCTGTGACGTGCTGAAGCAATGGGACAGCACCCTCGACGGCAACACCCGACCAACGCACCGGGAGCTTGACGGGCAGGTCAGGGAGACGGACGAGCCTTTCGAGGTGGACGGCAAGAAAGCTGACCGCCCCGGTGAGTTCGGACGCCCAGAAGAGGACATCAATTGCCGCTGTGCCGCGCTGACACGCGCACGGTGGGGGCTGGATGAATCCGAGCTGCAAACGATGAAGGACAGGGCGAAGTTCTTCGAGCTGGACAAGACAAAAAATTTTCAGGAATTTTCAGAAAAATACTTGAAAATTCCAGAAAAAACGGATACAATAGCCGCGGGAGTGCTACCACAACCGATTGAATCAACCGAAAAGCACTACAAAGAGTTGCTTGATTCCTTGAAACAGATAAGTTCAAACGGCAACTTAGTGTATAACCCGGTTATGAACCATTCAAACGCACTTTCAGAAAGTGAAATCATTAGTGCGTTGGCTGGCGGCGACAGAACAAGCGGTTCCTGCGCTTCCGTAGGTCTTGCCTACATTGGGCAAAAACAAGGCTGGAATGTTCTTGATTTTAGAGATGGAGAAAGCAGACGCTTCTTCGCAAGTTCGTACAACCTTCGTACATTGTCCATGGCTGACGGCTTAAAAGTTCTTCGAGCGGAGGGCGCTTCTTCGATAACTGTTGGCAATAGGCTGCTGAAAATGTGCGAAAACGGAAAAGAATACTATTTGTCCGTTGGAAGGCACGCCGCTATTGTCAGAAAAACGGATGACGGAATTCTTCAGTATTTGGAATTGCAATCAAGCAGTAGATCGGGATGGATAAATTTCAATGGAAATCCCAGATATACGTTGAAGAATAGATTCGGTTGTTCTCAAACTTCCGGCTCTTCGGCAAACTATGATTTTATGATCGACTTGGACGATAGCGATTTTGAAACGGATGATTTCAGGTCATTGCTGGGATATATCAACACGACGGAAAATGAGCAAAGGAAGGGTTCAAATGGCACGATTAAATAATTATTTCAAAAACAACCCTGAAGATGCTATCTGGTGGGTTGATAATTCCGAAGATGCCAAGGGCGAATGGATTTTCACTTTCGACAAAAAGACCCATTTTAATATGTTTGAAGATTATCCCGACAAACTGACATCGGAACAGAAAAAAATCTTTGACGCGGAAAACCCATATTGGGCTGAATTTTTCAGCGATAGGAATTAAGCATAAAAAGCACCCTGCACCCGCACGGTGCTTTTTTGATGCGTCAAACTTGCACATAATTGCGTGTGAATTGCGTGCAATTGCAATTTGCCGTCAACTTGCAAACGCTTGATTTTCCTGCATTTGCTGGCTTTGGGGTCGGCAAAATTGCAACTTAACTTAGGACAAACTTGGGACAAACTTGGGACAAACATCATCTTGCGAAAAGCAGCCGCACACCCGTGCAGGCTGTTTTTTAATACATCCAAAAAGGAGTGGTATCATGGACATCTCTACCATGGGCACGGTGCTGGCGATTGTCGTCATCACCTACCTGATCGGACTTCTCTGCAAGACCATCAGCGCCATCAAGGACGAACTGATTCCCGTCATTGTGGGCGCAGTCGGCGGTCTGCTGGGCATCGTCGGCATGTACGTCATCCCGGATTTCCCGGCGCATGACGTCCTGAACGCGGTGGCGGTCGGCATTGTGTCCGGTCTGGCATCGACAGGCGTGAATCAGGTATACAAGCAGCTCGTCACCAAGGGTGACGCTGACGTTGACCCCGGCGGTGATTACTGATGGCGAAGACGGTCAACGTTCTTGACGTGATTTCCCTTTTCCGGCAGGCATACGCGGAAAAGTGGGGGTACATCTGGGGCGGCACGGGGCAGATTCACACACAGAAGGCACAGGACAATGCCACCCGCGCACAGACGAAGCGGTACGGTCAGAAGTGGGTCGGACGCCGCGTCGCAGACTGCTCCGGGCTTTTCTACTGGGCATATAAGCAGCTCGGAGGGTACATGTACCACGGGAGCAACACCATGTGGAACAAGTACAGCCGCGCCAAGGGCAAACTGCAAAACGGCAGGCGCACGGACGGGCAAGCACTGAAACCGGGCAGCGCCGTCTTCCTTGTCAAAGGCAATGACCGCCACCACGTCGGGTTGTACGTCGGCGAGGGCAAGGTCATTGAAGCCAAGGGGACGGCATACGGCGTTGTACAGAGCAACATCAGCCGATGGGACGAGTGGGCGGAGCTTATCAATACCGACTATGACGCAAGCGGCGAAACGACCGACACGGGCAGCACGGTGACACCTTCCACACCTGCGGATGACGCAACCGGGGACGAGGTGTACACCATGCAGACACAAAAGAACGGCAGCAAAGGGACGCAGGCGAAAGTCCTGCAATTCCTGCTGAATGCCAAGGGCTACGATTGCGGAAAGGTTGACGGCATCGTCGGAAAGAATACCGTCGCGGCAGTCAAGGCATTCCAGAAGGCAAGCGGGCTGAACGCTGACGGCATCGTCGGCGCGAAGACGTGGGCGAAGCTACTTGCATAACGGCACAACGGCGCACCTGCTCCAAGCGGACGGGTGCGCTTTTGTATGCGTCGGAGACGACGTAAAACACCGATTTTTCACGGGATGCGACCCCGTAAAAAGCATAGAAAAATGAAAGGCGGAAACATAAATGACTATTGCGGAAATCCTGAAGGCGAACGGCGTCGATGACAATGCTGCCAAGGCTATTCTTGACGCGATGAAGGAGAACAAAATCTATACCGCGTCGGAGGAAAACCTCGACATCCGCTACGGCAAGCTGAAGGGCGACCATGAGGGCGTCACGAAGCAGCTTGCGGAGGCAAATAGCCTGATTGAAGAGCTGAAAAAGTCCAACAAGGGCAATGAAGGCTTGCAAGAGAAGGTGGCGGCATATGAGACGCAGGTGCAGCAGCTCAAAGCAGAACTGGAACAGACGCGCATTGATGCGGCAGTCAAGGTCGGGCTGCTGGACAGCAAAGCCCTCGATGTGGACTATCTGACCTTTAAGCTCAAAGCCAAGGGCGATGCGCTGACCCTGGACGAGAACGGCAAAATCAAGGGCTGGGACGACAAGCTGGCGGCGCTGAAAACGCAGTTCCCGCAGCAGTTTGAATCCAGCGGCAAGAAGACCATCATCGAAAACCGCCTTCCGGATCAGGAGGAACACGGGACGCTGTCCCGGAGTGAGATTCTGAAGAAGCCATACCCAGAGCGGAAGAAGATTTTCGAGGAAAACCCGGAAGCATTCCGCGCGGCGATGGCGGAGCAGTGACCTTTTTCGTGAGGTCACGAAAATGATTGATTGGAGGAAAAACAAATGGCTGTGACCAAGATGGCAAACATGATTAACCCCGAAGTGATGGGCGCGATGATTGGCGCGAAGATTGACGCGCTGCTGAAGCTCACGCCCTACGCGAAGATTGACCGCACGCTGGTCGGCGTCCCAGGCGACACGAAGACTGTGCCGAGCTGGAACTACATCGGCGATGCGGAGGACGTGGCAGAAGGCGCGGAGGTGGGTCTCTCCACCCTGAAGGCTTCCAGCACGACCTTCACCATCAAGAAGGCGATGAAGGCGGTCGGCATCACGCAGGAAGCCGTCAATTCCGGTCTGGGCAACCCCATCGGTCAGGCGGAAACCCAGCTTGCCAAGGCGATTGCGGGCAAGGTGGACAATGACGTGCTGGACGCAGTGTACACGGGCAAGAACATCTATGCAGCTTCTACCCTCGCGGCGATTGCCTACGGCGGGCTGGTTGATGCGATTGCCAAGTTCGAGGACGAAGAGGACGGCGTGGACAAGGTGCTGTTCATCCACCCGGCGCAGGAGGCGACGCTGCTCAAGGACAGCGACTTCCTTTCCGCGGACAAGTTCACGGCGGGCGTGGCGGTCAACGGTGCGATTGGCAAGATTGCGGGCGCGTGGGTCAAGAAGTCCAAGAAGGTTAAGCACATCGAGTACGAGAAGGCAACCAGCGGCACTTTCACCATCACCGACGAAAACACCGCTGAAGACGCAAGCCACAAGAAGCTGTCCACCGTACAGCCCCTTTGCGCCGCTGTGCTGGAGATTGGCGACACGGTGAACGCGGTTGCGACGGCGAATCAGTACTACCTCTGCCCGATTATCAAGCTCGAACCCGATTCCCCGGAAACCGAGTACACCGAGGACGAACTGCCTGCCGTGACCATCTTCCTGAAGAAGGACATTCAGGTGGACAGCGAATGGTTTCCGAAGAAACAGCAGACCGACGTGACGGCGGCGAAGTACTACGGCGTGGCGCTGACCAACGGCGCGAAGGTCGTGCTGGCGAAGTTCAAGAAGTGATGAAAGGAGGGGGCAAGTGTCATGCTGATGACGGTTGACGAGTTGAGGAAACGAATCACCACGGATGAAAGCGACGATCTGCTGGCTGCAAAGCTGCGGGGGTTCGAGCTGCTTATCCGGGCATACACCAATAACAACTTCCAGCGCAGGAGTGAGCGCTGGGCGGGTGACGTCGTGGGACGCACCTTTATTGGGGAGGCGCTTGTCCCCTTCTCCGCTGGCGATACGGTGCAGGTGACTTTCTCCCTGTACAATGACGGGCTTTATACCGTCGAAAGCACGAATGACCTTTCCTTCATGGTCGCCGAGCGTGGTCTGAAGGACGAAATCGACGTGACGGCGACGCTTGTACGCTATCCCGACGATGTGAAGATGGGCGTCGTGAACCTGCTGAAGTGGGAACTGGACAATCGAAACAAGGTCGGCGTGGCATCGGAGACGATTTCCCGCCACGCCGTCACCTACTTCGACCTGACGGGCGAGAACGCCGTCATGGGCTTCCCCAAGGCGCTCATGGGCTTCCTGACGCCCTACATCAAGGCGCGGTTCGGGCAAGGGGTGACGATGGCATGAAGGGCATCGGCGGCAACGTGACAGCCATCATCCAGACCAGCGCGACGACGACGAACGAAATCGGCGAACAGGTGCAGACATGGACGGACGCGGCGACGCTTTCCGGATGGCTCGACCTCTCCGGCGGCGATTCCAAATATACCGTCTACAATGCCAAGGTGCAGGAAAGCACCCATGTCTTTGTGGCAGACTATCAGGCGCTTCCGGCGGACATCACGACGGAAAACAGCCGACTGATCTGCAACGGCAAGCGTTATGACGTGCTGCTCATTGACAACCCGATGGAAATGCAGGGCGGGTCGCAACTCGAAATCTACCTGAAATTCACTGGGGGACAATGATATGCCTGTGCGCTTTGACGATTACAGCATCAAGGTCACGGATGCGCTTGACGGGGCGGCAGAGCGTTTCCTACGGGAAGCCGCCTTCGAGGTGGAGGCACAAACCAAACGCACCACGCCGACAAAGAAAACGCAGCTCAAAGGGTCGTGGGCTTCTGACGTAAACACAGACGCGAAGGTCGCACAAATTGGTAGTCCTTTGGAAGAATCCTTCTGGAATGAGTTCGGAACGGGTTCGTATGCCATGCATGGCGACGGGCGCAAAGGCTGGTGGGTGTACATCGAGGGACAAAGCCGAGGGGCGAAAAATTCCAAGGTGTATAACAGCCAGCAGGAGGCAGAGGAAGCCGCCGAATTTCTTCGGAAGGTGAAGGGCTTGCCTGCTGTCGTGTCTAACGGCGAACCGCCACAGCGAACGCTGGAAAACGCATTCGCGGCAAAGAAAAACGCCATTATCCGGATGGCAGAAAACATTTTGAAGGGGATGGGCTGACGTGTCGAAAGAAGTGCTAAAAATCATCGGGGACGCCATGAAAACGCTCGGCATCCCCTACGCCTTCGGCGTGTACAACAAAAAGCCCCTTCCACCCATGTATTTTGTCGGTGAGTATACCGAGATTCAGGGGTTCACAGAAGACGGCTTGCAGGAGGCAACGGTCACGCTGACCGGGTATTCTCGCGGGTCGTGCATTGAGCTTTTCGATGCAAGAGAAGAAATCGAGCGGCATTTCAGCCGCTACGGGCTGACAACCATCACCCCCAGCGGCTCGGGGGTGGCTATCATGTACGCGAATACGCTTGTAATTCCGACGGGTGACGCAGAGTTCAAGCGCATCCAAGTGAATTTGCAAGTCAAAGAATGGAGAGTGGAATAATGGCTAAGGAAGGCAAGTCCGGCGTGAGCGCAAACACGCCGAAAAACATTCTGTTCGGCGCTGGTACGATTCACCGGGGGCTGAAGTACGAGGGCGCGGCGTGGAATTTCGCCGATTCGCTTGTCGGCGCTACGTCCGGCGGCTCGAAGTTCAGTATCAAACCGGAGATTACCAAGGTGGAAGTGGACGGCGTTCATGTCGCCACCAAGGGGCTGAACAAGAAGACGGGCGGCGAAGCTACGATGGAGATCAACTTCATTGAGCTGACCAAGGACATCATCAAGGCGTCTACACTTGGCACGGATGGCACGGCAACGGATACGACCTATGACCTGATTGAGGACAAGGCGGACATTGCGGCAGGCGACTACTGGGAAAATATCGCCTTTGTCGGAAAGACGCTTGACGGCGATGACATCATTGCCATCATGGACAATGCGCTATGCACGTCCGGCATGGAAGCCGACAACAAGGACAAAACGGGAACGGTCGGAACGTACACGTTCGAGTGCAACGCCGAACTGGACAGCGACGGCGACACGCTGCCGTGGCATATCTACTATCCCAAGGCATCCTGATAACATACCGGGGAGCGGCTTGACAGCCCTCCCCCATTCTTTTATAGGAGGGTTGACAAATGGACGAAAAGACGCTTACCCTGCGCAAGCTGTGCGCGGATGACATGTTTTCCATGATGCGCCTGCTCTCCAAGATTGGTGTGCAGGACATCAAACGCTGCTTTGTGGCTGCGAATGTGGCAAACGCGCTGAAGGGCGGCGAGGACGTGGAAGGCGTGGGCATGAACGTCGCGCTGGAACTGGCGGGGCTGCTGCTGGAAAAGCTGCCGGATTGCAAGGGCGAAATCTATGCGCTGCTGGCTGATCTCTCCGGCACGAAGGCGGAAGAAATCGCCGCGCTGGACATGGGGACGTTCACCAATGCGGTTCTCGACCTCGTAACGGCGGAGGATTTCCGTGATTTTTTTACGGCTGTTATGAAGCGCTTCAAGCGGGAGAAGTAAAGTTCTGGGACATGCTTTTCCGCCGATACGCGAACCCGCTGCCATTGATGGACGGGATGCTGCGACGCGGCAGGTTTACCGATTTCGTGCGCGAGTGCATCGAGATGCACAACACGGACGAGGAAGAAAAGCTCATCTGGGAAGTGTGGCTGCATAAGTGCTGGGACAAATCCTTCCCGGAGTTCAGGCAAAGCCTCGGAATCACAAAAGACACACACACCGAAGCACCTACGAAAAAGGAATTGGAGGACACCGTGAGGCAGTCGGCTGACATGCTGGCAGCCTTCAACCCTTTTGACGAGGTGGACGGCGATGGAACTATTCCGGCTGCTGGGAAAAATCAGCATTGATAACACAGAAGCGAAGAAAGCACTCGACGAAACAACGACCAAGGCGAAAAGCACAAGCGCGGAAACGGGGAAATCCTTTCAAGCCATCGGCAAAGCTGCGCTGACCATAGGCAAGGGCATTCTTGCGGCGGGTGCAACCATCGGCGGCGCGTGGATTGCAGCCATTGAGGGGTCGCGGGAATACCGCACGGAGATGGGCAAGCTGGACACGGCTTTCGTGGTCAACGGGCATTCCTCTGACGCGGCGAAAAAGACCTATCAGGACTTGCAAGCCGTACTTGGCGAAACGGACGTTTCCGTCGAAGCGGCGAACCATCTTGCCGTCATGACGGACAACGAAAAGGACTTGCAGACATGGACAAACATCTGCACAGGTGTCTTTGCCACGTTCGGCGATTCCCTGCCCATTGAGGGCTTGACGGAAGCGGCGAACGAAACGGCGAAGGTCGGCGAAGTGACCGGACCTCTGGCGGATGCGCTCAACTGGGCGGGCATCAGTGAGGACGAGTTCAACGACAAGCTGGCGAAATGCAGCAATGAGCAGGAACGCCAGAAGCTCATCATGGAGACGTTGAACAGCACCTATAAATCCGCGTCCGACCAGTACAAAGCCACGAACGCGGACGTCATGGCGGCGAACAGAGCGCAGGAACGGCTCAACGGGGCAATGGCGGAGCTTGGGCGCGTGGGTGAACCTATCCTGACTGCCGTCAAAAACGCGGCTGCCGGAATGGTGGAGACTGCTGTCCCAAAGATTGAATCCTTCATCCAGAAAATCAAGGACATGCGCAAATGGATGAAGGAGAACAAGACGACAGTTGACATCATGAAAGCAGGCATCGTCGCTGCGACGGTTGCGATTGCAGGCTTTGTCGCCGTGATGGGTTTTTCCTCTGCCATGAAAAAGGCATCGGCGGCAATCAAACTCGTCACCGTCGCCATGAAAGCCTTGAACGTCGCGATGAAGGCGAACGTCATCGGGCTGGTCATCACCCTGATTGCAAGCCTTGTCGCGGGCTTCCTGTACCTCTGGAAGAATAACGAGGGCTTCCGGGCTTTCTGGATTTCCCTTTGGGCAAAGCTGAAAGCAGCTTGCAGCACGGCGATCTCCGGAATCAAGTCCGCGTTTAATGGGCTGAAATCGGCATGGAATACCGTGCGCGACGTGTTCGGCAAAATCGCCTCGACCATCAAGGACAAAATCGAATCCGCGAAAAGCTCCGTGAAAAGTGCTGTTGACAAAATCAAGGGCTTTTTCAAATTCAAGTGGTCGCTTCCCAAACTGAAAGTGCCGTCTTTCACCATCAAGGGAAAGTTCGATCTGAAAAGCCTGTCCGTGCCGAAAATCGGGCTAAAATGGAACGCAGAAGGCGGCATCCTGACAGAACCAACCATCTTTGGCATGACGGGAAACACACTGCTGGGCGGCGGCGAAGCGGGTGCAGAAGCCATTGCGCCGATTGATACGCTGCAAAGCTATGTCCGGACGGCAGTGCGAGACGAAACAGACGGCATCCGGGAAACCATCATCGCACAGACGCGGCTATTGATGGACTTGCTCCGGCGCATCATCCCGCAAGAGGTCACGCTTGATTCCGGCGCACTTGTCGGCGCGCTGACCCCATCAATGGATATGCGCATGGCAGACAAGTACAGGCACGCGCTGCGCGGAAATACAAGGTAAAGCTGCACGGCTCATACACAAAGGCAGGTGAAACACATTGAATATATTTCAGCTTTTCGGAGAAATTGCTATTGACAATAGCAAAGCGAACGAACAGATTGACAAAACAACCAAGGGCGCAAAGAAGCTGGCATCGACAATGAAGTCCGCCTTTGCGACGGCTGGAAAAGCGGCGGTCAAGGCGGGAAAGGTCATTGCAGCGGGTGTCGCGGCTGGCACGGTGGCGATGGGAAAGCTGGTGAAGTCCGCGCTGGACGGCTATGCGGACTATGAGCAGCTGGAAGGCGGTGTCAAAAAGCTATTCGGCAAGGACGCGCAGAAGCTCGTCGTGGAATACGCCAAGAACGCCTACAAGACGGCAGGATTGAGCGCGAACGAGTACATGGACACGGTGACGTCCTTCTCTGCCAGCCTGATTTCTTCGTTGGGCAATGACACCGTGGCGGCGGCAAAGTATGCAGACATCGCCATCACTGACATGGCGGACAACGCTAACACCTTCGGAACGTCCATGGAGGATATTCAGAACGCTTATAAGGGGTTCAGCAAGCAGAACTACACCATGCTGGACAACCTGAAGTTGGGCTACGGCGGCACACAAAAGGAAATGGAGCGGCTTCTGGCGGATGCGTCGGAAATCTCCAAGGTAAAGTACAACATCAACAGCTTCTCGGACATCATCGAAGCCATCCACGTCATTCAGGATAATCAGGGCATCGCCGAAACGACGGCGAACGAGGCGGAAAAGACCATTTCCGGCTCGGTCAACGCGGCGAAGGCGGCATGGCAAAACCTGCTCTCCGGGCTGGCGGACGGCAATCAGGACATTGACCAGCTCGTGAACAATCTGGCGGACAGCGTGATGAAAGCGGTGAACCAAATCGTCCCGCGCTTGCAGACGATGGCACCGCGCCTCGTGCAGGCGGTGCAGACGCTTGTCTCGACGCTTGGTCCGCAGCTTCCGGGCATCATCAACAGCATCCTGCCGGGCATGGTGGAGGCGGCGACGACGCTCATTACCGGGCTGGCGGACGTGCTGCCGGACTTGCTGGGCAGCATCATCGACGTGCTGCCGAACGTCGTCAAGCAAATCGGCGGCGCGCTCAAGAAACTGTTCCCGTCGCTGCTGAAGACGTTCAAGAGCCTCATCGGCAAGATTGACTTCAAGGGGCTGGGAACGGCGATCGGCAGCGGTTTGCGGTCGATTGTGACGAATCTGCCGGAGATTATGTCGGGCATCGGCAGCGCCATCAGCTGGGCGTGGGATCATATCGCATTTCCGCTGATTGACGGCATTTTCGTCGGCGTGTTCGGCGTTGACATACCGACGGCGTGGAATCAGCTTGTCACGGACATCAAAGAATGGTGGGGCAAAGTTGTTACGGACGTTGGCGGCGCGCTGGAAATCACGTTCAAGGCAATTGGCGACGCATTAACCTCGGCGAAAGAAGCCGTCGAGAACTGGTGGGAAGACGTTAAGGCACTGTTCGGCAACTTGCTGACCATTGTGTTCGGGCTGGGTACTGGCGATGAGCAAGAGGCGGCGAAAGAAGCCGTCACCAAATGGTGGGGAGAGGTCAAGACAAAAATCGGGGGTGCGCTTTCGATTATGTGGCACTTGCTGAACCCGTTCAACATCGCGAAGCAAGTGAAGAACGCATGGGACAGGGCGACAAAGGGGCTGAGCTTGACCGTCGGGTGGAAGACAGTTCAACAGACCGTTTCATCTCTGACAGACCCGGAAACGAATCCGCTTAACCCGGATAGCAACTACCAGCAGATCATCAGCACCCCCGAAGGACGAAACGCGGTACGGAACGGTTGGGGCGCACTTCTGAACAGTATCGTCCACCCAAACGCCGACGGTGCGGTTTTCTCTAAACCCACCATCTTCGACACCCGCGCGGGCTACCAGATGGTCGGGGAAGCCGGGGCGGAGGCCGTCGCACCCATCGGCGTCCTGCAAGGCTACGTCAAGAGCGCGGTGGGTGAGGTCGTGGGCACGAGCATGGAGCGCAAGCTCGACCAGATGCTTGCCGCCCTGCAAAACGGCTTCAGCGGCATGAATCAGCAGCAGATTGTGCTGGATACGGGCGTGCTTGTCGGCGCAACGGCGGGCAAGATGGACAAGCGCCTGGGGCGGATGGCACTGCGAAAGGGGCGGAACGCATGATTTACGGGGTAACGCTGGGCGATAAGCACACCTACCGCGATTGGGGCTTGCTGCCGAAAACGCGCCCGACCATCGCGCCGCCGAAGGTGCGCACAAACTATGTGGATGTGCCAGGGCTGGACGGCGCGCTTGACCTGTCCGAAGCGCTGACCGGGCGCGTGGGCTATCAGACGCGGGACTTCTCGGCGGAGTTCATCGTCATTGACGCGCGGAACCGCTGGGATGCGCTCTATTCCGAGATGCTGAACGCGCTGCACGGGCAGCGGATGAACATCATCCTTGACCAAGACCCCGGTTATTTCTACACCGGGCGCGTGACCATGAACGCGATGGAGAGCGACCGCAAGACCGCCACCATCAGCATCAAGGCGGTCTGCGACCCGTACAAGCTGGAAATCACGGGTTCGCTGGATGACTGGCTGTGGGACACCTTCAACTTTGAGACAGGCATCATCCGCGACTACAAGGCGCTGCCGGTGGACGGCACGCTGACGCTGACGATTCCCGGCGCAAGGCGGCCGTGCATCCCGACCATCACGGCAAGCGCGGCGATGACCGCGACATTCGGCGGCAAGGAGTACGCGCTGACGGCGGGCGACAACCGCATCAGCGGCATTTGCATCACCGAGGTCGACAACGTGCTGACCTTCACCGGGAATGGCACGGTGTCCATTGACTACCGAGGAGGGAGGCTGTAAATGTACACCATCTATGCGGATGACACGCTGCTCTATCTTCCGGGCGACGAGGAACTTTCCGTCCTCTCCCCCGTGCTGGAAACGCAGTGCAATGCCGCCGGAACGCTCACGTTCGTGCTGCTGCCGGAGCATCCGCTGTACAGTGCGCTGCACAAAATGCGGACGCGCATCATCGTGAAGCAGGACGACGAAATCATCTGGCGCGGGCGTGTGCTGGAAACGGAAACCGACTTCTACCGCCAGAAGACCGTCACCTGCGAGGGCGAACTCACCTACTTGGTGGACAGCGTTCTGCATCCGTACAAATTGGCGGATTACGACGGCACGGCGGCGGGGCTGTTCCGGCTCTACCTGATGCGCCACAACGAAGCCGTCAGCGAGGCACAGCAATTCCAGATTGGCGACGTGGACATCGAGACGCTGTCCAGCGTGGAGAACACGGGCTACGGCAACACATGGGACGAAATCAGCGACAATCTGATTGATGTACACGGCGGCTTCCTGCGCATCCGCCACGAAGACGGCGCACGCTATCTGGACTGGACGAAGGAGAGCGGCACGTCCTGCGGGCAAGTCATCCGCTTCGGGGAGAATCTGCTGGACTTGTCCGAGTACGTCTCCGCGTCGGAGGTCGTGACGTGCCTGATTCCCTACGCCGGGCAGAGCGACAGCCAGATCACCATTAAGAGCGTCAATGACGGCAAGGACTACATCGAGGACGCCGCCGGCATTGCCCTCTACGGGCGCATCTGGGGCGTGACGGAGTTCGACGCGAAGGACGCAAGTACCCTGCTGGAAATGGCGAAGGAGAACCTGCAAAAGCGCCTGAAAGAGACAATCACCGTCACCATCAGCGCGGTGGATTTGCACCTGTTGGATGTGAATGCGGAATCGTTCCGCGTCGGCGACAAGGTGCGCGTCGTCTCCCCGCCCCACGGGATTGACGCGGAATACACCTGCACGGCGATTTCCCTCGACCTCGTGAACCCTGACCAGTCCGAATACACATTCGGCACACCGGAAACGGGCATGGCAAGCACCACCGCCGCGACGAGCAAAGCGGTGGAGGTCGTCGATTCATCGGTGGAGTACCTGCGGCA